CCCGCCACTGCTCCTTGCGGGTGATACTTGCGTATCGCCTATTTTTACTGACTCAGCACCGCCTACAGTATCAGCTATTTCACCCACATTTGGGAGATCAATTCTAACCGCATCGATGGCCATTGACGCCCATACAAACTTGAGGCCATCCGGTACCGTACCAATTCCGCAATAATGGAGGATCCGGAGCTCAAGTTCTTCGATATAAGAGAGAATCAGCGGTTGTAAATCGTCATTAGCGAGTCTAAGGCGAAGCTTAATAACGGCCCATATATCTGTACTGACCATATCATTCCACCAGCTCGGCTACTTTAGCTGCGACCAACTCTGCCGCTTCTTCTGAGCTAACCGATGTTTTCCCCCTGGCCTGATATCGCTTCCCATGGTGTTTAACATTGACGGTCCAAACCACAAAAACTTTGGAAGGAGACTTAGATTTTGGATTATCTTTTTTATCGGCCATATCAGTTACCTATCCTTTCAACAAATCAAAAAATCAAGGAGGAGATCCACTCTCCCCCTCATCGGACTAATTAACCTTGGCGATGAAAATCGTGTCAATCGTTTCAAAGCTTGGCAGTACAATCTCTGAAACAATAGTTTCGACATTCACTGGATGGGGTTCTTTGATACTTGTAATAGCCACGCCGGTATTAACAATGGATACCTCCGCGTTGGAGATCCCAGCCATGAGATCAGACTCTTCGGGAGTAGTTCCATAATAGGTGCTTCCCAGTGTTCCATCTGGAATCAGAGTGAAGTACTCGTCCGGATAGAACAGCTGCGTAGATCCGTCCTGGAGAGCAAACTTCTTGTTGTACACTGCAATACTAATGCCCAGCTTAGTTTGCATGTATTGCTTCATCATAGCATCCGTCATGATGATGTTTTGTCCACCTAATGGATTCATGTCGAGCCTGACAGGTTTATTCTGGAGAACGTAATTCCAGGTCTTTCTGGTACAGATGCCCTTTGTAGGACGTACACCGGTATCGTCTTCCACTTTATCCTGCCAGGTCTTGATATCACCCACGATGTCTGCATCCACGCTGCTCCATTTGTCCTCTGCTGCAATAAGTGTTTCCGTATGCCCGGAAGACAGCTGGTAATCATAGTCGTAGTCTTGGCGATTGGCTGTTATCCTTATTTTCCCGGTAGAGAGCAACTGCATGATCATCCGTTCTGGGATAACTTGAGCGCCATTGACCAAATTTGTTACGTCATCATAAATGGCATTGATCAGCGGCATGATTACGGCTTCGTTTTGAGATGCGGCTAACTTGTTTAGTTCCTGCCGATCTTTCTCACCGATACGCATAGCCTCACGAAAGAACGGCATTTCAGTGTCAACCTTAGCGAATCCGATACGATCCCTAAGTGTAGCCTTAGTATCAAAAGCTGAAGGCTGCAAGGACACGGGAAGCCCACGGGATCCTTTGATCCATGATAGATCTAACCCCATCTGTTTCTTTGAGGGAAATAAGGTTGCTCCCAAATACGGAATGGTGTTGGACGGGTTAGCAAGATAATATGTCGCTATATTCTTAGCATTCACCAAATCAAAAATTGTAGCCATCGCTATTTACACTCCCTTCTTTTCCTAAGCAATAAAGGCAATTAATCCGAGCGCTGCCACTTCTGCAGCGTCTGGGGCTTCTGGTAACTTAGCCAAATCGATAAATCCATGGATGACCATCGCTCCAGGTGCTGGCCCATTAGTTACATCAACATCGTTCAGTAAGACTCCCTCAGCATTCGATGTATCCGGGGTACCTGGAGTCGTTATTGCTTTCGCTACCATTTTAGTTGGGTCAGCAATGGTCCCGTTGCCCACAATAGTTCCTGCAGGGACGATCTTTTTACCCTCCACTGCCACGATACCAGTGTCGTCTACGGTTACCGCCAAAGCTACGTAATGGTCAGGGAACTTTAGGATATCCTTTTTATTCCCATAGGTGGTTGTAACAAATTTACTCATCTTTATTTATCCTCCTTAATCAAAATAGGATTGTCGGGCTTTATCCAGCCCCTCATTGCTTTTTGCGGCCATTTCGGCCAGACGTTTGCCAAAGCCTCCTTCTTTATCACCTTCGCCGCCTTTAGCCCCGTCCGGGTCTTTACCGTCAGCAGGCTTGAAGCCTTTGAACTGAAATCCTTGATCGCCTTTCTTTTCTTCGACAAACAAAAAAGCCTTTGATTCTTTCAAAGACTTAATCTGATCGTCTAGGCCGGTCTTAACATTTCCATTGTCGTCCAGTTCAATTTTGGTCTTATCCAGCAAATTAGCCACAATATCTGGATCGTGCGTTTTTCCGGATAGGGCTAACTTTAAGGCTGTGTCAAGTTTCAATACCTTCATGTCAGTTTCGTACTTGTCGGTAGCTTCTTTGTTGGCCTTCTGCAGGTCTGCGATCTGCGTGGTCAGTGTCTCATTCCCTTTAGCTTTTTCACCAAGATCTTTAAGTTGAGTATCCCGTTCTTTCAGATCCTTTTCAAGCTGCTTCTTCCCCTCATTGATCTCATCAAATCTAGCTTTGGGGATGTAGGTTTTTAACTCTTCCTGAGAAGCTGTTGCAGCCTTTGCAGCTTGCTCTTCAGTAAACCCTAACACAATGAATTGCTCCTTGGTCATTTATATTTCCGCCCTTTCATCTTCACTTTTTACCCGGTCGTGTCCGGTTGATGTCCTGTTCTTTTACGCCGACAGTACCGAAACGGCGAAACAACAATTTACCCAGCATACTGCCCCATCCATTTTTTATAGGTCATATCAGCCGGTACATAATAGGAGTTGTCCTTTGAATCTCTTGCAATTCGTTTTCCGGGATCTATCTCATCCTCGAAGTATGGCATAGTCGTCGTCCGGCAATTAACATGAAAGGGTGGGCAATTCGTGTGGACCATCATTTCAGACGTCTTAAACACCTTGCCATCCATTTCTCGGCAAATCTCGGACGTCCGCATATCTAGCGTGGCCAGTATCTCGTATTGTTTGACCATGCCACTTTGCCGATAACCCTCCATCGTAGCCTGCTCAACAAAGAACGCAGTCTCTGTCTGAATTAATCTGTCAGCGTTTTCACGCGAAACACCCATGCGCTTAGATAAATCTTTCGACATGCGATCGATGCTATCCCCTCGAATGAAGGATTGCGAGAGCTTTGTTTGTAGCTCTAAGGCCAGTTTGTCCCGATCACCCCAGATCCGTTTACTCCAGTTCGATCCGACAAACTCCGAACCAAGCACCTTACTTAATCCTTGTTCATCGATCTTAGCAAACGTCACGCCAATGCCGGTACCAACTTGAAGCTCAAATAACGTGCGGTAGTAGGTATCTGTATACACATCACCTAAAAGGCTCTCAGCGTCTTTCTGGCGCTTTCCCGCAAGCATTTCAGCCTGTTGCCTTATCTGAATTTGCAAAGCCTCTAATCGACTAATCCTGGTGCGATAATAGCTATTGTTCAGCTGCTTTGTCCACCGACCATCGACATTATCCTTGCCTTTGGCGATAAACTCCTCAACAGTCATCTTGAACTCTTTGAGCTGGTTACTATTGAGTAGCTTTCGAGTCTCAGCATAATCGACAATACCGTTATTATCGGCAAAGCGCTGATAGAATATGGCTATATCGCGCTTTATGGTTTGAGTAGCACGATCATACTCCCTAAGAAGTTCTGTGACATTTAAGTCCGCCTTATCGAATTGAATCTGAGCGATCTGCTCAAAACGTTTTTGCCAATACTCTGCGGACTTCATTATGCTTCACCGGGTCCCTTGACTCCCTGAGCGCCTTTTACTCCCAAGGGTCCATTAAGATTGCCATATTGCTGAGATAACTGATTGTCCTCTACTTGCTGCTTCTTTAAGCGATCCAGCTCATCCTGGACATCAGTTACCCACGGATGATTCGAGATGACGGTCTCATCGGAGATCACTCCAACGCTGTTCTTGGCATTGGTGATCGCGTCTGCCTCGTTGATGAGGATATCTCTATTGAGAATAAAGTCGACCGTCTCTTCTGTATAGTCTTTGCTAGTCGTATTGACTAGATGGACATCGATAAACCACCTTAATTGCTCTAAACTAGACTGGAATTCTGTCTCAATGATATTGGCATCCATGTCTAGGTCCGCGTAAATAAACTTTAGGGCAATACCACTCGGGCTATTTCCCAACTTGTCACTTTGGGAATCTACGCCGCGACCGAACTCATAGATATCTTTTCGGTTCTGGTTCTGGTGATTCTTATACGCTTCCGTATCAATTTCCAGGCTTATCGTATCAACGTCGCCTTCACCGGTCGTAAACACCACTCTGTACGTTGAGATATTCTTTCTGAATTCTGCCCCTTTAGTCCCATCAAAATCCTTAACCACGTAAATACTATTTGGCAAATCCTCCAGGTTATTGGAGTTATCGGATTTCCTAGCATCGTAATCATCGACCAGGGATTTGATGAGTGCTAACAGAGATTGTTCTTCTTCATTGTACTTAAAGGCGATGAAGGGAACACGCTCCCAGTTGCTGGGGGATTCCAAGTCCCCTTTGGCTACCACAAAATGTGATCCCGTATCTCCTACTTCCACATCAGGCACAAGACCGCCCTGCAGCACATATCGTTTTACACCGTTAATATCCCACCACTCAACTTTCGTAACGGTTGTTCGTCTTGTACCCTCGTAGGTCTCCACCTCGTAAGTACGAATTACTGCCTGTAGATCTGTGTGGGCTGCATCGCGCCATAATGGGATGATCTCTTCCGATGGGATCCGCATGAAGGACAATAGGCCAGTTTCGTTGTAATAGACATGCAACCAGGCTATCCCTTTTTTGATGGATTCTTTCCCAACGTTCTGAAGCATTTTAAGCATGGATTTTCCAAAAAAAGAGGACATCTGCTCCTGGTAGTCTTTGTTATCTGTCTGAATGCTTAGTGGCTTTGATAGCAAGTAACCGACCTTTTGATCCACGAGCTTTCGGAAAAAACCGTTAACCAATTTATTATTGGCCAAATTCCCAACCGTTTCTTTGGCACCACTTTCCCCAATGGCCGTACGTTCACGATCCAAGATATCGGTCTTATTTCGGTAATACCGTTCCCCTTTGAGCATTTCGGCTCGTTTGTGGGAACTTTTCCACTCACTCAAATTTAGAAGAATGATCTGTTCAATATCCATGGCCGTCTTTGCTCCAGCCGCGATGATCTGAGCGATTCGTTCATTTTCGGTTATTGGCACGTTCTCACCTCGTTTCTACTCAAAGGATACTCCAGGCTTGTGGAACAATATCGTATTTATAAAATATCGATCAGCATCTAGACAATGGTCGTTCTGTTTGGCAGGCTTATCTTCACCGCGCTCTGCGGCTTTAACATCCCATACGTAAGAGAAGAATTCACGAAAAGTATTTAAACAGCAGTCGTTATAATTAATCAGCTCGTTACTTAGTGCCGTGGCCACATTACGGATGCCTTCCAGTACATCATTATTGGCTTTCTTGACTCTGAATTTTCTATGCTTCTTAATCGTGGCGATAAACGAAGCAGCACTCGGATCCACTATCACTGCTTTAATCTTGATATCGCCTATGAACTTTTCAAGATCCTGATAGTACTCTTCGTCTGTCTTCTGCTTTCCTTTGTCCTTTCCGGAATAATAATACTCTTTGACCTTATACCATTTGCCTAAGTATTTTCCCCAAAGACCAAAGGTCGTCGGGTTCTGGGTACCATAGTCTCCACTGACGTAATACTCTGTATAAGCACGGTCCGTTGCGGGAACCTTATGTCTATCCTCATCAAACATGTCATAGATAATGCCCTCAGCCATCACCCATAGGCCGAGAATGTAACGTTTGAAGAATACTCCGGAGAACATCCTTCTGAACCGTTGTTTAACCTTTTCAGAGAGCGAAAGGTTATCATCCATTATGAAATGGAGATAATAAATTTGTTTCTCCCAGCGCTTATCGATGAACTCGATCTTCATGTAGTGATACGGACCACGCGGATTGCAGTTTATAAATATTTTTGCTCCGTCTACGGAACAACGGCCAATCATCTGATCCGTAAAAGACTGCGGAAACAAAGCGCCTTCATCAGCCAATGCACCGGCAGCAGTTAACCCTTGTAGAACATCCTGCGAAGCTTCATTGTTAGCTCCAAAGCAGTAATAAGTGTTAGTACCGATGATAATGAAATGCTCTGACCGATTATACTCGTACTTGATCCCCCAAGCCCCAAGTATTTGGAACATAGGTTTTAGAACGTTCCGCTTTAGAGCCCCGATACTTTTTCCAGCAAGGATAAAGCTTTCTCCCTCAAAGTTCTTCATGGACCAACGGAGGAAGCTACAGATCATGGCAATTGTTTTTCCGGAACGAATAGCACCATCGGCGATAACAATGTCTTTATCTTTATTCGGGGATCCATCTTCCCACCAGTAGAGTAGTTTCTTCTGTTTTGGCGAAAAGGGCTTGAACTCGAAGGCTTTAGTCTTTTTCTTGAATGCCCTCATCACTATCACCCTCAAACATTGCCTTTATCTCGGCCTCTGACATCGTGGTAGCCTCAATAAAGTTCTTAATACCCTCCTGGTCATTACCCTGGCCCTCGCCGGTAATCTTAAGCTTATCGAGTTTTAGTTTTTCTTCCTCAATTCGACGCTGGAATTTATCCGGGAATAAATCAAAGTACAAAGCAAGTTTATCCAAGGCCTTTTGCCGATCCTCTAATTTGATACTGGCTCCGTCTTTGCCCTGTTTAATTTGGCAGATAAGACCTCCGTCAAGTGTCGAGGATTCTTTGAATTTGAGAACGTTAACTATTTTTGTGAGTGGCTTCTTTTCATGGGTTACAGGATCCTCAATTTCAACTGGTCCAAACATACCCATCACGGAGACTTCCTCTTGGCCAAACTCAATGAAATCGTTCATATCCGCAAAAGCAATCTTGATGTATCGATCGAGTACATCCATGGCATCAACGAAAACGCCTTCTTGTAGCTGACCTTTTAGCCTTTTGATTTCCGTTGAAACCTTAGGATTTCTTAGGAGTTGACTAGCTGTGACGTGAGCGCTGTCTGCAGCGTATCCAGCTTTGGTAGCTGACATAGTCCCATTAAACGATTTGATGTAATACAAACAAAAAAGACGCTGCCTCTCAGTTAAATCTAAGCTTTCGTCAAATCCGATTTCTTTGTTGTTTACAACTATCTTTAATCTGGGATCCTGCGTCTTTGTTTTATTTTTTGAACCCTTCTTGGATGCATCCTTGGATGCAACCTTGGATGCATCTTTATTCCAACTCTCGCGCTGTTTTCTGCTTTTGATTGTGGGGTATTTTAAACCGTGCTTCACAGCTAAATCACTTAATGATATTTCGGAGGATTCGTATTCGTTCCGAATTTTAATCCAGTCCATTACTACATGTCACCACCTCCGGGAGGTTTTATTACATCGGGCCACAGATGCCACGATTTGCCCGCATCATATAGTCGAAGGCTTTATACTTATTTGAGTCCTCGTACTTCGTAGATATCGGTGAAGGTTTGGCCACTGTTTTTTTCTTCCGTTTTTTCTTAGCCATGCTCCCCCTCCTTTTAGACATAGAAAAAGCGCTACCTTTCCGGGGACGCCCGAATTGGGAAGCGCTTTCTTTTAGATAAAATTTGATAATAGTATCATAACATGGCTTATTTATAATGTAAATCTCAACTTATTATCATGGTTGTCAAGTGCCTTCAACCCCCCCCCCTAAAGCCCTAACCGCAAGCCATCCACACCAAAAACCATAACACTAAGCTCTTCAATCATATCATTTTTCCACCGGTAAACTGATGCCTCGCTACAATGTAGTTCCGCAGCTATAATCTGAACTCTTTCCTTCCATGGCATTAAACTTTTAAAGGGATCTAAGTAGAGTTTTTCGATGACAGCATATTTTTCGGGTTGTCCCATATCTACCATCCTTGTCCTAAGCGCCGCCAACGACACTTCCACTTGCGTGACCATAATCAAGGTTCGTATTCTTCCACGCCTTACTGCATAGATGATGACATCCTCCATGTCTGTTTCTTCGAAGTTGTAAGTTTCCAGATCATCTTTTGTAGCTTTATCCCGCGCAAGCTCAAAATGTTCGATAAGGTTCAGATATTTCTTTAAGAGTAATTCGGTGTTATGAAATCTGTTTTTACGTACTCTCATCCGCTCCTCGTTCTTCTGGAGCTTAAGCGCTTCGACGGCAGCTGCTGTGGCTATCTCATGTATATTGACTGTACCGAGTTTTTTACCCATTGGGAGTTCACCTCCTTATCCACACTGACTCCACCCACAAGCTTGATCAGGACACTGAACGCATCCGCCTGTGTGTATTACTGTTAATCCGCAACAAGGGCAGGATTTATCGTCGTTCATCTTGTACCTCCACCTCCAATGGACAATGTCCGTGGCAATCAACCAAAACGGGGTTCGCTTTGTTTTCACGACATCCCTCATTGCACGATTCGTTTTTGCAATACTCGTCTTGGCAGGTATTACATTTACAGGTGATACACTCCTGATATTTCATCCTCAAAACCTCCCAGTCGAACCGAAACCGTCAACGCCTCGATCTGTCTCTGATAGTTCTCCAACTCTGGCGAAACAAGCTGTCAGGCAAGGAATAATTACCAATTGTGCCAGTCTTTCATAGGGCTCGATTATTACGGTCTTATCGGTCACGTTTACAACGACTAGATGGATCTCGCCTCGGTAGTTCGCATCGATGGTTCCAGAGATTGTTAACTTACCGTCGACGGCTGCCCCGCTTCTAGGCCTTACGTCTCCAACAAAACCTTCGGGTATCTCGACGGCGACGCCTGTCGGGATTTTAACAGTTTTCTCTGAGTGTAGAAGTATTGGTTGATCGATCCTTGCTCGAAGATCTGCCCCCGCGTCATCTGGGTATTTTCTTGATGGTTCAAAGACTGGGTGATCAGTATTTATAAGTTTATAATTAACGATTACTCTCAAGATTGGTCACCTCTCACTTTCTCGATTCTGGCTTTTACCGCGAACATCAAGGCGTCCTGTCCAGCGGCTTTTCTCTCTAGGGCTTCCACCGCGTCCTCGTCAATAGTCCCCTCTGCTACCAGTCGCATGATCACGATCCGTCTCGTCTGCCCTTGCCGGTGTACTCTGGCATTCGCTTGCTGGTCTTCTTCCAGGCTCCATATTTGATCAAACCAGACAACCGTCTGACAACTCGACTCTTGGAGATTGAGGCCATGACCGGCACTCTTTGGGTGCAGTAGCAGCAAGGGTATTTTATCGTTGTTCCAGTCTGCGATATCTTGACTCCCGTCTTTGCCTTTTCGCAGGATCTGCGCTTTCGGGAAACGTTCTTGGATCCGGGATAACGAGTGCTTGAAGTTGTAAAACACCATGACCGGCTTACCGTTTGCCGCCTCGATTATGTCCTCCAGTGCGTCCAGCTTGGCGTTATGGATCTGCTTGACTCCTCGCTCCTCGTCGTAGACTGCTCCGGAGGCCATCTGCAAAAGTTTGTTTGACAGCACTGCTGCGGTAAGGGCAACAACGTCCGCGTCCATATATGGCAGTAACATATCTTTCTCCAGCTTTTTATACAGCTCCCGTGCTGGCTCGGATAGTTTGATTGGGACAACGCGGTCAATTCGTTCAGGCAACTCCAGCCAGTCCTCGGACTTCATGCTGACCGCGATATCTGATATGGCATCGTAGATCCGCTGCTCTGCCTCCTGCTTTTCCTTCCACTCGTAAACCACGTGCCCGCTTCTGGCTCCAGGGGTAAAATAATGATCCCGGTAACTCGTGATTGTCTTGCCTAAACGATCCCCCTGGTCAAGTAGGTATATCTCTGGCCAAAGGTCCATTAGACCATTGGGTGCTGCTGTGCCGGTTAATCCGATCACCCGTTTCATCAGTGGCCGCACTCGACGCAACGCTCGGAATCGCTTAGACTGGCCATTCTTAAAACTGGATAGCTCGTCGATCACGACCGTGTCAAAGTTCCAGGCAGTACCCAGCTCACTCACTAACCACTCGACGTTCTCTCTGTTGATCACCCAGATATCAGCATCAGCCTTTAGGGCTTTTCTTCGTGCCACTGCGGATCCTAACACTTTACTGATCCGCAGGTGCTGCAGATGGTCCCATTTCTCGGTCTCTCGTGCCCACGTGTCATCTGCTACCCTCAGCGGTGCGATGACCAGGACTCTAGTCGCATCGTAATAGTCGTTCAACAGTAGATCGATCGCGGTCAAGGTGCTCACAGTTTTGCTAACCGAGGCCCATCTCTAACAGTAACGCAATATAGGGCGTGTCTAGGATTCGATTCGTGGCGTATTCTTGGTACTGATGCGGGATGAACTTCATTAGGCATCACCTCTATTCTTCTTTGCGTGTAAGGCTGCGTGCTCTTTCTGAGATTGAAAAACTTCCAAGTTTTCCGGACTAGGATTCCTCCTGTTTTGATCGCCGTGGTGGACGACCTCAC